ATTGAGATCAATACTACCAGAGGACTAGCAGCACAGATATTACGACATAGATCTTTTACTTTCCAAGAGTTCTCTCAAAGGTACGCTGATAGTAGTCTTCTAGGAGATAATATACCTTTATTTGAAATGCGTCGTCAGGACGAAAAGAATCGTCAGAACAGTATTGATGATGTTGATCCATTTTTAATTCAAAAATATGAAGTAAAGATAAAGAAACATTTTAAACAAGCAATGAAAATATATCAAGAGATGCTCAAGGATGGTATTGCAAAAGAATGTGCAAGGTTTGTATTACCTCTTGCTACACCAACTCGTTTATACATGACAGGTTCGATAAGATCATGGATACATTATATTGATCTACGTGCCTCTCATGGAACTCAGAAAGAACATACTGAAATAGTCAATCAAATAAAATCTATTTTTGTAGATGAACTACCTGTTGTATCTGAAGCCCTTGAGTGGGTCTAAATAACTTTACAAAACTTAAACACACATGCCTACTTATCCTGTAATTAATTTAGAAACTAAAGAAAAAAAAGAACTGTCTATGACGATGAAACAATATGACCAGTGGAGAAAGGACAATCCCGGTTGGGATAAAGACTGGCAAGCTGGTTGTGCTAGTGCTCAAGAAATGTTTCGTTGGACTGGTGAAGCAGCATCCAGTGGATGGAATGAAGTTCTAGATAGAGCATCTAAACAACCCGGTGCCACAGTTCGCAAGAACAGAGATTACAGTTTCTAAATTTTTCACATGCCAATAAAGCAAAAAAGAAAACCACCAATAGGTGCAGGATTATCAGTAAAACAAATGAAAAGAAAGAAACCTATCAATTCAGATTTACTAAGAGATGTTCAACCTCTTACACCTAATCAAGAAAAGTTATTTCAATCTTATGATAACAATCAAAACTTGATAGCATATGGTTGTGCAGGTACAGGAAAGACCTTTGTAACACTCTACAAGGCACTATTAGATGTCTTAGATGAAAAGACACCTTATGAGAAAATCTACATCGTCAGATCGCTTGTAGCGACCAGAGAGATTGGATTCCTTCCGGGTGATCATGAAGATAAATCTTCACTATATCAGATACCATATAAGAATATGGTTAAGTATATGTTTGAGATGCCAACAGAGGCTGATTTTGAGATGCTCTATGGAAATTTAAAAACTCAAGGAACAATTTCTTTTTGGAGTACATCATTCTTACGTGGAACAACTTTAGATAAAGCAATTGTAATCGTTGATGAGTTTCAAAATTTAAACTTTCATGAGTTGGATAGTATAATGACAAGAGTAGGTCAGAACTCTAAAATTATGTTCTGCGGAGATGCTACTCAAACAGATCTTATTAAAACTAATGATCGTAATGGTGTCATAGACTTCATGAACATCTTGCGTATTATGTCTTCTATTGATATAATAGAGTTTAGTATAGAAGATATTGTCAGATCAGGACTTGTAAAAGAATACTTACTGGCAAAAATGGAAGCGAGTTTATGAATTTTAAGCATTGTAATTACTTAGGTGACCTTGAATTAAAAAAGAAAGATACTCCCGGTTGTAGACTGTATGAGTTACCTGATGGCCAATGGGTTCCGTCCATTACATCGGTAACTTCTTTTTATAATCGTCAGATTTTTATCGAGTGGAGAAAAAGAATTGGTGAAGAGAAAGCAAATAATATTACAAGAAAAGCAACCTCTCGTGGAACTGATTTTCATGAGGCAGCACAGGCATATCTAGAAAACAAAGAACTAAATTGGGATGACTATTTACCTGCGACACAGTTCATGTTTTATCATGCAGCACCATATCTAGATAAGATAAATAATATACACGCTATAGAGAGAACTCTTTATTCTGAGTACCTTGGTCTTGCAGGTAGAGTTGATTGTATAGCGGAGTATGAGGGAGAGTTAGCAGTTATAGACTTTAAAACCTCAGACAAGATTAAACCAGAAGAATGGTTAGAAAATTATTTTGTACAAGAAACCTTTTATGCTGCTGCATACTATGAGTTAACAGAGATCCCTGTAAAGAAACTGATCACCATAATGGTAACACCTAGTGGTGAGGTCAAAATATTTGACAAAAGGAACAAAGGGGATTATATTAAGCTGTTAGTTAGGTATATAAAAGAATTTGTATCTCACAATACTGGGTCGTAAAATGGAGAAGGATGAACTAACGAAAGTGATGGAGAGTAAGTTCTTCTGTCCTGCTCGTTTTGCCGAAGAAATCGAAACACTTGTTTTAGAAAATAAGGATATGAATTACATAGATGCTATCGTTCACTTTTGTGAACAGAATAGTATTGATGTAGAGTCAGTTCCAAAATTAATATCTAAACCATTAAAAGAAAAACTTAAATATGAAGCACAAGAATTGAACTTCATGAAAAAAACATCTCGTGCTAAGTTGCCATTATGAGCGACATTCTTGAAATGAAAAAACTACAGGATGGTTGTCCTGTTATGATTGCAGAAATTCCAAAACAAATTTTAGCAGAGATTGATCTCTGGGTAGAAGAAAGTAGAGGACTTAAAGAGAATCCTTTAGCATCACTAAAGGCACATGAAAATGTTGGTTACAAAGCCTTGGACGGTAAAGCACATAATTCATATCAGTGTTCTATTTCTCCTCATCTTATTGAACAATCTTTTTGGTTAGCATGGGTTTTG